CGCCAAAGAAGGCGCTGGGGGAGGTGACCTACTTCACCTGCCTTAAGATGCTGTCGGAGACGCTGGGGAAGATGCCGGTCAAATTCTACCAGCGGACGGAGCGGGGGATCGAGGAGGCGGGCGCAAACGCGGCGTATGGCCTCCTGAGGACGCGCCCGAACCCGCAGATGACGCCGACGACGTTCTGGGGGACGGTGGAGAACAACCGGAACCATTATGGGAACGCTTACGTGTGGATCCAGAGGGAATTTAGCCGCAGGAAGTACGGCGGGGACTTAGAGGTAAAGAACTTATGGGTCATGCCGTCAAGCGACACGTCCGTCATCGTGGACGACAAGGGCGTATTCGGCGCGGCAGGCGACATCTACTACTGGTATACGGACAGGTACAGCGGGGAGAGCCATATCTTCCCGTCAGGCGACGTGATGCACTTCAAGACGTCAACGTCGTTCGACGGCCTGACTGGGGCGCCAGTCCGGGAAATCCTGAAGGCGACCATAGAGGGCGGCCTGGAAAGCCAGAGATTCATGAACAACCTCTATACGGGCGGGCTGACCGCGCGTGCAGCCCTGCAGTATACTGGCGACCTGTCCCCAAAGCTGGAAAGGAAGCTGGTCGCAAGGCTGGAGGAATATGCGAACGGGGCGAACAACGCGGGCAAGTTCATCCCTATCCCCATCGGCATGAAGCTGGAGCCGCTCAACATCAAGCTGACGGACAGCCAGTTCTTTGAGCTGAAGAAATACAGCGCCCTGCAGATCGCGGGGGCATTCGGCATAAAGCCGAACCAGATAAACGACTACGAGAAGAGCAGCTATGCCAACAGCGAGATGCAGAACATCTCTTTCTACATTGACACGGAATTGTATATCTTGAAGCAGTATGAGGAGGAGATGGACTATAAGCTGCTGGACCCGCAGGAAAGGGAAGAGCAGAAATACTGGAAATTCAACGAAAATGTCATCCTGCGCACGGACGCGAAGAGCCAGGCGGCAATCCTGACAGGGTACGTGCAGAATGGCATATACACGCCAAACGAGGCAAGGTCATTCATGAACAGGCCGCGCATGGAGGGCGGCGACTGCCTGATATGCAACGGGAACTACATCAAAGTCGCGGATATCGGCAAAGGCCAGGAGGAAGGAGGTGGCAAAGGTGGCGAAGACCTTAAAATTACAAAAGAAAGGCAGGGGCAGCAGGTATAACGAAATAGGGAGCATTGAGATCCGCAACGAAACGGGGGAGGCAGCAGACCTTTACTTCTTCGGGGACATCAACAGCGAGAGCTGGGGGGAATGGCAGAAATATTACCCCGAGGACAGGGCGCCGAAAGACGTGCAGGATTTCCTGGACCAGCTGGACGGCGTGCAAAAAATCAACGTGCATATCAACAGCGGCGGCGGATCAGTGTTCGGGGGCATCGCCATCTATAATATCCTGAAACGACACAGCGCAGAGATAACCGTGTACGTGGAAGGGCTGGCGGCGAGCATCGCCAGCGTCATCGCGATGGCAGGGGACAGGATCATCATACCAGAAAACGCGCAGATGATGGTACACAAGCCAAGCAGCCTCGCATGGGGATGAGATGAGGAAGGAGGCAGATGTCTTGGACGGCTGCCAGAAGGTAATCCTGAACACCTATATGCAGCATGTGAAGGAGGGCATAACGCCGGAGCAGATAAATGTGCTGATTGATGCGGAGACATGGAAGAACGGCAGGGAATGGCAGGAATTCTTTGACATTGAGGTATCAGAAAAAAGCAATGCAGCAGCCTGCACGAGCGAGTATTTCTGCCATTACAGGAACCTGCCAGAAGAGCTGGAAGGGAAGCAGCCGGGGCTGCAGGCAGACGACATTGGGGGCATAGCCGACGCGCTGGCAGAGCGGCTGAAGGAAATGTTGGGGGACAGGCAGGCACAGGACGCAGGCCGGGACAGGCAGGCACAGGCCATCTTGGAGGACTTAGACTATATCTAAGCCTTCCAAATACAGAATGTAAGGAGGTTAGGGCATCATGAATGAGGAACTGAGGAAGATGCTGGACAGCATCAAGGCAAAGAAGCAGGAAGTACGGAACCTCTGCAAGGAGGGCAAGGTTGAAGACGCGGAAAAGGCAAAGAAGGAGCTGATAGGCCTGCAGGCACAGTTCGACCTGCTCTACGACCTGGAGCAGGAGAAGCTGGATGATATGCAGCAGAAGGCAGAGGCGGGGAATGCGAAAAAGGTTGTGGACAAGGCTAAGAAAGTAGAAGACGCGTTCGTGAACGCAGTCAGGGCGGCAGTGGGCAAAGGCGCCTTATCGGAAGAGGATAAGGAGATCCTCAATTCCATGAATGAGGGCAAGGACGAGGACGGCGGCCTGACAGTGCCAAAGGACATCCGGACGGCTGTCAGGGAGCTGCGGCGTTCGGAGGATGCCCTGGAGACCCTTGTGAACGTGGAGCGCGTGGCCACATTAAGCGGCAGCAGGGTCATTGAGCGGCACGCCGACCAGACGCCTTTTGACAATGTGGAAGAGGCGGCGGAGTTCCAGGAAGCCTCCACCCCGCAGTTTGAGAAGGTTGACTACACGGTAAAGAAAAAGGGCGGCATCCTAAAGGTCACACAGGAACTCCTAAGCGACACGTCCGAGAACATCATCGGCTACCTGAAAAAATGGATTGCCAGGAAGGC